ATGAGCAAGGTGTTAAGACCAAGCAGTATGAAGGTCAACCCTTGCGTAAGTTCTCATCAAGATATGCCATAGATGTCTTTGATGAGAATGGTCCAGTTGCAGCTAAGGATCTACAAGAGTTACCTAACGGAAGTAAAGTACGACTAGAGTATGTAACTAAGAAGCATCCTACTGCTGGTGAAGTTCCTTATGCAAAGAGACTAATGATTCTAGAGATAGCTGAAGAACAAGCTGGTGAATCTGACAAAGAGTTCTTTGAAGGAACACCGTTCTAGTTATTGAATACGAGTGGTTGCCGTAAGCAGCCAACCATAAATTATAAACCAAGGAGATAGCATGACTCATAAAAACCAACTAGAGATAAACAAACAATGGCGTGATAAACGTAGAATGGTATTCGTACCTAAGGATCTATCTGTTGTCTTAGAAGCTGATGCCAAGTCAAACCTTAGATCTATAAACAAACATCTTGAATGGATTCTCCGTAGCTATTATGAACATGATCTAGCTAAAGAGTCAGGAGATGAGTAAGTTTCTAAAGCATGAAGGTTGTCCTCAGTGTGGTTCAAAGGATAACCTTGCCGTCTATGATGACCACAAGCATTGTTATTCACAAGGATGTGGTTACTATGAGAATGAAGTAGGTACATTAGAAGGTAGAGAGTATGTCGAAGTACCTGACAAACCCATGGCACTAAGACACGATGGAGTCTATGGTGCTATAACAGAAAGAAGAATATCAGAAGCTATATCAAAGCAATACAAAGTAAGGATAGAGTATGGATCAGACGGTAAGATCAACAAACATCACTATCCTTTTACTGACAACAAGGGACGTATTGCTGCCTACAAGACACGGACTGTAGCATCTAAAGACTTTATTACACAGGGAGACTTCAAGGAAACTAAGTTGTTTGGAGAATCCTTGTGGGATAAAGGTGGCAAGTACATCACCATCACAGAAGGAGAGATAGATTGTTTATCTCTAGCTGAAGTCTTCAATGGTAAGTGGGCAGTAGTCAGTCTAAAGAATGGAGCATCCTCAGTAACTAAATCTCTACAAGGATCACTAGAGTTTCTAGAATCCTTTGACCAGATCGTCCTTGCTTTTGATAACGATGAAGCTGGACAGATAGCTATAGAGAAAGCACTAGAGTTATTCAGTCCAGAGAAAGTAAAGATCATGTCCTTTCCAGAAGGATATAAAGATCCCAGTGATATGCTACAGGCTGGATTGTTTAAAGAACTTGAGAACTGTTGGTGGAGATCTAAGACATGGACACCTAATGATATTCAAGGTGCATCATCACTGCGTACAGTATGGGTAGAAAGACCTGAGAAACAATCTCTACCTTATCCTTGGGTATGTTTAAACAATAAGACCAAAGGCTTTAGACAAGGTGAGCTAGTAACAATCACCAGTGGTACAGGCATGGGTAAATCTTCTGTCATAAGAGAGCTTGAACACCACATACTGACTACAACAGAAGACAAGGTGGGTATCATTCATCTTGAGGAAACCAACGAGAGAACCTTAGATGGTCTGGTAGGTATTGAATTGAATGTACCGTACCACCTTGACGATGTTAGAGAACAGTTCGATGATTCGACAGCTTTAAAGGCTTTCGACAGGTTGTTTGTCAGAGAAGATGGAGAAGAACCTTTAACTTTATATGATGGTAAAGAGTTAAACGTAGATAAGATAGTAAGCCGTATACGTTTAATGGCTAAGACCCAAGGAATCAAATGGGTTGTGCTAGATCATTTAAACCTAGTTATGTCAGGTGATACTCAGATAGATGAAAGAAGAAACATAGATGCTTTGATGACCAAGTTAAGAGAGGTAGTGGTTGAAACTAACATTGGATTGTTTGTAGTCTCTCACTTAAGCAGACAACAAGGTAAACCACATGAAGAAGGAGGAACTATATCCCTTAATCATCTCAGAGGTAGCCAAGGTATCGCTCAACTAAGTAACATAGTTATTGCTTTAGAGAGAAACCAACAAGCAGAGGATGAAGAGGAGAGGAATGTAGTTACACTAAGGATTCTAAAGAACAGATACACAGGGGAAACTGGAGAGACAGGCTACCTAAAATACAATCACATCACAGGTAGAATTAGAGAAACAATCAAGGAGCAGGGGGTGTTTTAATGACAACTATAGTGTTCGATATAGAAACAGATGGAAAAGATCCAAGCGTTATCTGGTGTATCGTAGCTAAAGAGGTAGGACATGGAGAAGCTGTTGTCTTTACAGAAGATGAGGTACTTAATTTCACTGATTGGTTAGAAGAAGTGATGAGATGTGATACATTAGTTGGACATAACATACTAGGATATGATATACCAGTTATAAAGAAGCTACTAAGTGTTGATCTAAATGTATATAACATTCAAGATACCTTAGTTATGTCAAGATTAGACAGTCCAAGCAGAAAAGGAGGTCACTCGTTAAGAGCTTGGGGAGAATATCTAGAGTATCCAAAGGATGAGTTCACCGAATGGAGTCGGTACAGTCAAGAGATGTTAGATTACTGTATCAAAGATGTAATGGTTTCAGAGAAAGTGTACCAAGTTCTAGAGAAAAGAGAATTAAATACTACAGCTCTTAAGTTAGAACATGACACCTATAAGATAACATCAGAACAGACAAAGATAGGTTGGGAGTTTGATCTACGGAAAGCAACAAAGCTTATGGCTTTAATCAAGAAAGAGCTGTATGACGTTGAAGATGAAGTAAGGTCTGTCTTTGTGCCTATACTGGAGTTTCTACCTTTAACTGATCTGAAGATAAAGTTTAGAAAAGATGGAAAGAAATCAAAGGCTTACGTCAATCAACTAGCTAAAGGAGCTTATGAGAGTGACGTACACGGATGGGGAATGAACATATACCCAGAGTTCAACCTAGGAAGTAGAACTCAGATAGCTAAACATCTTCAACATTATGGCTGGATACCTAAAGAGTTCACTCCAACAGGTAAGCCCATAGTAAATGAAAGGGTTCTAGGTGGAATAGAAATACCTCAAGCTCAACTGATAAACAAATACCTAATGCTACAGAAGCGCATAGGTTTAATCAGTAGTTGGCTTGAAGCAGTAACTATAGAAGGAAGAATACATGGTTATGTTAACTCTTGCGGAGCTGTTACAGGAAGAATGACACACTCAAAACCTAATCTTGCCCAAGTTCCTGCGGTCTATTCAGAGTATGGAGCAGAATGTAGAGAACTGTTCAAAGCAAAGAAAGGATATAAGATGGTAGGGGTGGATGCCAGTGGATTAGAGTTAAGGATGCTGGCTCATTATCTTGATGACCCTGAGTATACTAGAGAAATACTAGAGGGAGACATACATACTGTAAATCAGAAAGCAGCAGGACTAGATACTAGGGATCAAGCTAAAACATTCATCTATGCCTTCTTATATGGTGCTGGTGAAGAGAAAATAGGAGAGATAGTAGGTAGTGGTGCTAAGAGAGGAAGATCGCTTAAGAGAGCATTTCTAAAGAACAACCCAAAGCTTAAAGACTTAAGAGAAAAGGTAATAGAAGCAGCTAAGTGTGGCTTTCTAATAGGACTAGATGGTCGTAAGGTTTTAATACGCAGTGAACATAGTGCATTAAATGCCTTGCTTCAGTCGGCTGGAGCGATAGTCATGAAGCAAGCTTTGGTTTATCTAGATGAGTATGCCAAAGAGTGGGACTTAGATTACAATATCGTAGGTAATATTCATGATGAAATACAGACAGAAGTCTTAGATAAAGATACAATTAAGTATGGTTATCTAGCTGTAGAATGTATAAAGAAAGCTGGAGATACATTCAATATGAAATGTCCCTTGGATGGAGAGTATAAGGTGGGGGAAACTTGGGCAGATACTCATTAGGAGGGTAAATGACACTAATAGCTTGGATCGTGGGACTTATATTAAGTCCATTATTCATAATCATAGGTTTAGTTAGTATGTTAATTGGGGTAATACACGGAGGAAGTGATGGAAAAGAAGATATATGATCTAGTACCTAACATTTACAAGGTACTGGAGACACAAGAAGCAGCTGAAGGTGTAGATGTAGAAGAAGTATTAGAAGACTTTGCATCAAGTATGAAAGAGATGTTACGCAGAGTAATAACTAAACAAGAAGATAAGCGTACACTGAGGATGTCTAACATAGGTAAGACCGATAGATACCTATGGTTGTTACATAGACAATA